AACAGCCAAATCCGTGAAATCGTTTAAATCTAAATCATAGTATTTACAATAATCTGGTGAGTTATGGTCAGCTTTACAATTTCTTGGTCTACCTGGATTACTCCATCTTTCTAATTTATAACTCATATTTACCTCTATATTATATATGTATGTAACTAATTATTGTTTATATTAAACACCATATTGTCATTCCAAATGACGGCTAAGGATTAGGAGTTAATCTAATATGATAAATTCAAATGATATTCTGCAAGTGTTTGAATATAACCAACACTTTGTGGCAATGATGAACATTATAAACCATTCAAAGTTAAATCCACCAACATCTGGTCATAAACATCATATAATACCGAGATGTTGGTTTAAGATGAATGGTCAGGAAGTTGATAATAGTAAGAATAATTTGGTATTGTTAACTTATGAAGACCACATTAAAGTTCACAAATTGGCTTATCTTTGTGCGAAAGATAATAAATTTAAATCTAAGATGACTTATGCTTATCATATACTAACTAAAGGTGAATGCTTAGATAAAGATTTAATCAAGGGGGTGTACAGTACTAATTATGTAAAGAAATTCACAGTAGAACATAGAAACAAGATTTCTAAATCACATAAAGGTAAGTCTTTCACCAAAGAACACAGAAACAATCTATCTAATGCTATGAAAGGACGCATTCCTTGGAATAAAGATAAGAAAGGTACCGTTTGTATGGATGAAGTAATATACTCATACAAACAATATAAATTAACTACTAAATTTCCTTTGAAATGGAATTGTTATCAATCTTTATACCATAAAGGAGAAATATAATGATTAATGCTGATGATGTAGTATCTTTATCCTATTTACTTGACCCTTGCTTTCAATTTCAGAATACAGCTGGTAAACCTCTAACCGATGGTTATATTGAAGTTTATATTGCTGGTACAAGAGACAAATATTATTGTGCTTCCGACTTTGACGGAACTCTTCACCCATTCCAAATTCCCCTTGACTCTTTAGGTGCTAATACAATATTAGCTGACCCCGACCAAGCTTATGACGTATATGTCTATAATAAGTTTGGTTCTCTTCAAATGAGTAGATATAATGTATCACCTGGTAATGCTGGTGGTGCAGTTGCTAGTAATATTAATATTACTTCTAGTGATAATACAGTCAATGTTACACATACAGGTAATAATTATGATTTGTCTATCCAAGACACTATTGATAGAATTGATAACCTAGAGAACATTGTTTCTGGTGTTACTGGTGAAACAGATTATGTAATTTCTACTGGTTATGGTGATAGTGGTACATTCGTATTAACTAATAAAGATTATAAAGGTATTCAATATCTTCAAGATATGTCTGGTTGGAGATTGAAACCAGGTCATATTTATCAATTAAACTTTAACTCTAAATTTACATTAGATGATAACTATAATACTCTTGTTGAAGGTAAATTGTATCTAGATGGTGATATGAGTTTCTCTCAAGATTGGGCTTACTCTCTTGATGACTCATTTGACCATATTAAACATATTAATGGTTCAGCAGTAATTGTTGTTCCAACTTCATTACAATATTACGATTTAAAGCTTAAATACACTTTCAATAGTGTAGTTAATTGTCAAGTTGACTTAGAGAATATTTCCCTTGTTGATGTTACTTCTATTGTTCTTAATAATGGTGGAAGTGGAAGTGAATATCACCCAGGTGATGGTATTAATATTAATATCAATAACAATTATATCTCTGTTGATATGGAATATATCAACAACCAGATTGATATTGATAGTAAATTAAGTTCTGCTGTTAATATTGCTAATGAATATACAGATAATTCTATTGAAGAAGTTATAGCTCTAGTTAGTGGTGTAACTGGTGAATTACATCAAGTTAATTCTGACTGGAATGCTACTAGTGGTGTAGCAGAAATTCTCAATAAACCTGATTTAAGTGTTTATGCTACCCATCAAGAAGTTATTAATTCTGTTTCAGCCGTTTCTTCTGTTCTTGAACAAGAAATTCAAGATATTCCAGAACAAGTTCAGAGTGACTGGGCACAGACCAATAGTGATGCTGTTGATTATATTAAGAATAAACCAGAAGAAACAGCCGTTGAATTTACAAGTCTTGTAGCGGGTAATAATGTTACAATCACAGCATCAGGTGATAATACTGTTATTTCAGCCGATATTGATTTAACCAATTATGCGACCCATAATGAAGTATATTCTGCAACTTCTTCCGCTGTTAATAGTGCTAATTCATACACTGATACTGCTATCGCTAATATAGACTTAACACCAGCTGTTGAAATTGTTTCTCCAAATAATTCAATTTCTGTATCTTCTGTAACAGATAGTGTTAATAATACAAAGACCTTCTATATTGATACAAACAACCCAGGTGTAAATTACTGGGTTGGTGAAGCTAACCTATCTTTGAGTGACCAAAGTTCTCAAGGTGTTGTTGGTTATTATAAAGATGTATTTGATTATACTACTAAATTAAATGGTAATCTTGACGCTACCAAGTTAAAGAAAGGTTTGTATCTCTTAACTGCTAATGTAATGGTTGTTGCTGATGAAGTTAACAATGACTTGGCAGAAGTTCAAATACAGAGTCATAGTACATCTGCTATTTCATATACAAGTTCTATATTCCAACACGATTGTTCTGTTGCTGATACTCTTGGTGAACCAATGGATGAAAGCCATCAGATTGCTACTATTGTTAGAGTTGTATATGATGATACTCCAATGAGTTTAATTGCTCGTTTGGATGCTCCAACAACTATTACTAATGAACTTCATTTGTGGTTCAGTGATATTGGTTTGTATGAACTCCAAGGAACATCAGTTGGTGGTGGTTCTTCTCCAAGTGCTAGTGGTTCTTATGATGCTGGTTGGGGTATAGTAATTAATGGAAATGTAATTTCTGTTAACCAGAATATCATACCAGATGTTAGTAATTTAGCTTCAACCACCTATGTTGATAATAGAATTGCTTCAGCTATTAATATAGTTGAAAGTGAAATTCCAGATGTATCAGATATGGCTACTGAAACTTGGGTTAATAACCAAGGTTTCTTAAAGTCACAAGTTCAATCTGATTGGACAGAATATAATTCATCTGACCCAGCATATATTAAGAATAAACCAAATGAAGCTAATCTTGTAGCTGGTAATAACATTACTATTTCTGCTAGTGGTAATAATATTGTAATTTCATCTACAGCTTCGGCTGCTAGTGGTGTTACATACAGAGCTGGTACCGGTATTGATATCAGTGGTGATATTATTTCTGTAGATAATACAGTCGCTATGACAAGTGATTTAACCGATATGGCTACCAAGACCTGGGTTGGTTCACAAGGTTATTTGACTTCTATTCCAAGCAATTATGCTACTGATACAGAAGTTGCTAATGCTATTGCTTCAGCCGTTAGTGCTATTCCACCACAAGTTCAAAGTGATTGGACCGAAGATGATACTAGTGACCCATCTTATATACAGAATAAACCAGAAACAGAAGCTGTAACAATCTCTACTCTTGTTGCAGGTGATAATATTACAATTACAGCAAGTGGTGATAATGTTGTTATTTCTTCTGTTGGAGGTAGCAGTAGTGGAACGACTTATACAGCTGGTACTGGAATTGATATTACTAACGATGTAATCAGTGTAGATAATACGGTTGCTACAAAGACTTGGGTAGGAAACCAAGGTTATTTGACCAGTGTTCCTTCTCAATATATTACTGAAACTGAACTATCTAGTGAACTTGCTGATTATGCTCTTAAGACAGATATACCAGATCCTGTAAGTGGAGCAAGTGGTATTAAAGTTGAAGACAGTGTTGTAGCATTAGATAATCCAGTTGGACTTGTTGCTGGCGAGAATATTACTATTACTGTGTCTGGTGATAGTGCTATCATTGCTGGTCAAGCCGGTGGTGGAAGTTCATATACTGCTGGTACTGGAATTGATATCACTAATGATGTAATTTCTGTAACAGATCCTAATAAAGTATTCATTGCTGAATATGGTGTTACTACAAATAGCCAGATTTCGGCGGCTGTTAATGCTGGTAAAGTTGTTGTATGTAAATATTATGATAATGCTATCGGTACTGTTTATATTCCGGCTGTAGCCACTACGGATAGTGTCTGGGCACCTGGTGAAATAGTGTTCCAGGGTAAAGTTCTTGATGCTGGTACACCTAAATTGTTACAGCTTGTCAGAGCTCAAAGCTGGGGTTCTAGTAAGTTAGCTTATGACCCATTACAGGTACAAGCTAACTGGAATGAAACTAGTTCTTCTTCTAAAGCATATATTCAGAACAAACCTGATTTATCTTCATTTGTAACTTCAACAACTGCATCTGCTATTGCTGAAGCTGAAATTGCTAATGTAGATGTTTGTCCTATAATTGCTGGTCAGAATATTACAATCACAGCTAGTGGAAGTAATGCAGTAATTGATGCCACTGTTGATACTTCTACATTAGCAACTAAGGCAGAAGTTCAAGCTGTTAGTGGTGCTATACCAGATACTACAGGAATGGTTACATATAGTGGTAATACAGCTATTAATCATATTCAACTTGTATCTTCATTGCCAGTTTCACCAGATGCTAATACACTTTATTTAATTCCTGAGGCTTAATATGAGTTTCAAATTAGGAAATACAAATATTAGTGAACTCTATGTGGGAAATTCCAAGATAGCACAAGCCTATCTTGGTTCTTCCCTTGTATTCTCTTCTGCTCCAGCATTTGATGGTTATGTTGTCAAGTGTATGTGGTATGATGGTTCATCTTCTCAGGTTTCTGCTCAAGGATTCAAGTTCAATGGCACTACCGTTTCATCGTCTATCGTAAAGAAAGGCTATCTCTATACTCAAGATGGTGGACTACAAGTTCTTACTGCAAGTGATATAGAATCAGCTTGTGGTGAACACGACCAGTTCATTATGTGGGGTAAAGGTTGTGAGTTCTGGTTTGAGAATAATGCTAACTTAACTCAATTTATGTGGCACTGTTTCCAATATTTCCAACCAGAAGGTACTTGGAATGTAACTATTAATAGATATACAGGTGATACTATTGAAAGTACACCAATCTACAGCAATACAGCAAGTCCTTCACAAGATGCTTGGTTAACCTTTACTGTATAATGGGAGTAATTTATGAATATTAGACCTTTAATTGTTAAGACCTTTGGACCTGGACTACAATGTACATTTACTGGTGATTCCACAATACCAATGACTTATTCTGTTAATGGCGATACTTTCACTATTAATAATGGTAGCTCGGTTTCAAGAACATTAAATGTAGGTGACACATTAACCATTACAGCATCTTCTACTACTGGAAAGACTTTCAGTTTGAAAGGACTTGATAATTTCAATTCTACTGTAACTTGGAACCATAAAGGTGAAGGTTCTAGTGTATCTTATAGTGGTATAGTTACTGGTGCAGGTGAAACTGTAATTGGTTATGATAGTTATAGAGATAAAGAGTTCACAGCTAAATGCCCTTGGTTTAGAGGCGGTGGTTCTGGTTGTTATGACTATCAGCCAGCTCTTTATGTTGATGAATTGAACACAAATTGTTTATCAGATAATAACTGGAAAGGAACAGTTTATATAACTGATGTTTCTGATTTCACATCTGTTACACAGAAGACTTCTAACTGGAACTGGGGTTATGGTAATAGAGGTTGGGCTAATTATGGTTCACAAGCATCTTGGACAGGTTGGGATGCTAGTTCTGTATTTAATTGGGATAAAGTATTAAACTGGTCTGTTACTTGGACAGCTAATATAATTTCTTGTGGTTTGACTAGCGGTTATATTACCATTTATGGTACACATAAGAATGGTGGTACAAGTAGAGTATTATATTCTAGTACTTCATATACTTACCCAATAGGTCAAACTACTAATTATGGTCCTTATACAGGTAGTGGCTCTAATAACAAAGGACCTGTATTATGCTTTGAAGTTGGTAGAGGTAGTGGTTCTTCATATAATCCAGTAGAACACGAAGGTTATTGTGTAATCACAGGAGTTAAGAAATGATAAGTAATGTAACAATAAATGGTAGACCAATCGGTTTGTTTGTAGATGAAGTTCCACCAGAGCCACCAGAACCATTTGTTCAATATTATCATACTACCTTTAAACCTAGAAGTGGTTATACACGATTATATTGGGACCCTATATCTGGTAAAGTTAAATACTTTAATAATTCATATTCTAAAGATTTAACTGCTGGTACACAATTTCTAACAAATGGTGGTAGTGGTGACTGGCCTAATTTAACTGATCTTGATTCTACACATTTATACGAATTTGTATGGTCAGATGAAGATATAAGACGTTCTTGGTCAAGAGGTGCTACAACTGCAACTTATGGTAATAGTTCAAGTACACAATATCCTTCTATGGTATTTGGAGAATTGTACAGTCTAGATTTGCTTTGGACTAATACTTATACAAGTAGATTTCCAAATGTAACTTTAATTCCACAAGATTATAGAAATATTTGGAGAGGTGATTACTTTACAAATTGCAGTTATATGTTCCAGAATGCTCCAATTACAAATAGTTTGGAGAAGTTCATATTAGCTATGCAGCAAGCTTGTCCAAATTTAACTACAACAACTGGATGCTTTAGTGGCTGTACTACAGCACCAGATTATAATTATTGTTTAATAACATATCCAAATTGGTTCTAATGGAGTTTAGAAATGGGAAAGATTTATACATTTAATGATAAGATTATAACAATCAATAACAAATGGTGTGAAGAATATGTGGAACCACCTGCACCACCACCATCATTTGACGAAGTTACTATAGGTACTCAAACTTGGATGTCAAAGAATTTGGCTATTGACGATGGTCAAGGTGGTATTGAATCTGTTAATGTTGGTGTAGTTAATGGCGTTGATATGGGTACAATGTATTTCTATACTTGGACAGCTGCTACTAGAATTGCTAATAACATAACAGGATGGCATTTACCAAGCTTCAATGAGTTACTTGCTTTACAGACAGCTATTGGTGGTGAAGAGAATGGTAATAAACTTAAATCTACTGCTGGATGGTCTTACAATGGAAATGGTACTGATGATTATGGATTTGGTGCTTATCCAGTTGGAAGAATAAATATTTCAGGTGTATATGGTTTAGCTGGTGAACAAGTTAATTATTGGCTTTCCGACATAGATAACAGTGCTGCAAGACAATTCTACTTTGAAACAAGTACCTATGTTTGGACAGATTATACTAATATAAGCACAGCTAAATATTGTGTTCGTCTAATTAAGGATACCTAATATGGCAGAAATAGTAACACAATTAATCACAACCTTATCACCAGCAGCTCTACCATTGGTTGTTGTTATTCTTGGTTGCTTCTATATTTACAGAAAGATTGGTAGAGATAGAGCAGAAACTAAAGAATTAAGAGATAAAGATAGTCTTGAAATTCACGATAAATTGTTATCCCACGATTTCAAGATATCTAATCTTGAAGGTATTGTGGACCTCCACAGATCAAAGTTGGATTCAATAGACCAACAACTAGGAATTGTAAACCAAGAATTGGTGAAGTTGAATGTTCAAGTTGAACATTTAGTTAAAGCTCTTGAAACACAGAACAAGATAATGATGGAAATTAACAAATCGGAGAAATAATTTATGGCCGCAATTAATAAGGTTCTTTATAACATTAACCAAGTAAATGATACAACATCTACGGAGAAGAAACAAGCTAGAGATAATATTGAAGCTTCTCAAGTTAATTATGTAAATGCTATTGGTAGTGTTCCAACGGTTACTGTTGGTGATTTAAATGTAGTTCAATATCAAAGTGGTCTTCACTTGAATGATGGTCAGGGTAATATTGCTCCTTTACCACCTGAACCAGTACAAGGTCAAACGGGAAAGATATTATCTGTTACATCAGAAGGTGTTAAATGGGCTGATAACCAACCTGTAAGAGATGTATTCATTGACCATCAAAGCTATCTTCAAGATAGTAATTCAACTGCTACACAACTATTATGGCAGGTTCAATTACCACAGAAGAATGGTAAATATCCAACTAAAGTTATTGGTTCTGTAGCAGCTAATCCAGCTACAGGTGGTGAAATGTTATCTATTCTTCCTATGGTAGAAAGTATTTACGATTATACTTATGAAGTTGAATATGAACCAGGTGTAACTGGAACTGTTTCTGCTACCAATTATAAACCATTTAGTCAGGGTTCTAATGTTAATTATCAGCATTTGTTATCATTGACTGATACAACTACAGTTGTTCCTTATGTTGGTCTTTATGAGAATATTTGTCCATTCCAGTTTAAAGATGCTTCACAGAATCCTGGTAGAGACCTTAAATTTGTAGCAATTAAGGGTTCAAATGCTTGTCCAAAGTATAACTTACATAATATACAAATTACTTGTTTCTATGAACAAGGTGAGGATCAGTAAATATGATTTATAAACATAATGGAAGTATAATTACTGATATTGATGGGAAGTGGCTGACTCATGCTGATACTCCTGTGGACCCATATAATCCATTGAACTTGCCACCTAATACTTTCAGAGTTAGAACTAATGATGGTAGGGAACCTTTGGGTGTTTATAACACTGCTACATTAGTACCTGGTACAAGTGATGTATATGATGTTTATAAGAGTGGTACTAATCTAAGGGATATGTTCAATGGAGAGTCTGGTCAATCTAATAATATTGTTGAAGTATTAGGAGCTAATACATCCAATGTTACTAATATGACTTATTTATTCAATTATTGTAACAATTTGACAACAGTCGCGTTATTTGATACTTCAAATGTAACTTATATGGGTGGTATGTTCAATAAATGCCAATCTTTGACAACTGTACCATTATTTGATACATCTAGTGTTACTTATATGTACAATATGTTCTCCGGTTGTAGTTCATTAACATCGGTGCCATTATTTGATACTTCAAATGTACTAGATATGAGTTCAATGTTCGCTGATTGTGGAGATTTAACTACAGTACCATTATTTGATACATCTAGTGTACAAACTATTAAAGCAATGTTCCAATATTGTATATCTTTGACAACAGTTCCATTATTTGATACTTCCAATGTTGGTCTTATGGAAGAGACCTTTGATAGATGTACTGCATTAACTACTATACCATTATTTAACACTTCTAAAGTTCGTTCTATGACTCTTATGTTCAATAATTGTATTAGTGTACAATCAGGAGCTTTAGCTTTATATCAGCAAGCAAGTACACAAACTAACCCACCATCTTACCATTCACAAACATTCCTTAACTGCGGTTCAAATACTCAAACTGGTGCTGCAGAATTGGCACAAATACCTAGCGATTGGAAGTCATAAGGAGCATAATATGAATATAATTCAATTCAACAACTCAATATTGAAGTACAATGAAGATTGGTTGGAACACAAAGAACCTGACCCATATAATCCTTTGAATTTACCACCTAACACCATTCGTGTTAAGTTTGTTGAAGGATATGTTCCAGATATGGGTGACACTAGAACTCTTATTGACGCTGATGAGAATATTTGGGATATTTACAGAGAAAGTAATGATTGGTATAGATTATTCTATGCTAAAGCAAATTTAACAGAAGTAATAGGTGCTAATACTACTAATATAACCAATATGAAAGAGATGTTCAATGGTGGTTGGAGTTTAACATCTTTATCTATATTTGACACAAGAAATGTAACAGATATGGAAAGTATGTTTGAGCATTGTACTACATTACAATCAATACCAGCATATTATACACCTAATGTAACAACTATGAAGATGATGTTCTATGAGAGCTATGATTTAAGGTATGTACCATTATTAGACACATCTAAGGTAACTAATATGAATCACATGTTCTATAATTGTGTAAATGTTAAGAGTGGTGCTCTTGCTTTATATCAACAAGCTAGTACACAAGTTAATCCTCCATCTTCACACGTAGATACTTTCAATAGTTGTGGTTCAAGTACAGTTTCAGGTGCTATTGAACTTGACCAAATTCCTAAGAGTTGGGGTGGTAAAGGAGCATAATATGATAATTAAATATAACAATCTAATAATGAAGTACGAGGATAAATGGTTGAAATCAGATGTAACACCACCTCCACAACCACCTATACCAGAATTTGAAGAAGTCATTATTGGTACACAAACTTGGATGAAGACCAATTTAGCAATAGATGATGGTGGTGATGGAATTTATATTGTAAACAATGTTTATGCTAACGGTGTTAATATGGGTACTCAGTATTATTATAACTGGGAAGCCGCTAACAGAGTTGTTAGTAATATAAACGGTTGGCACTTACCGACTAAGGATGAATGGAATACTTTAATAAATTATGCTGGTGGAAGAAGATCCGCACCGAAATTGAAGTCAACTACAGGTTGGACTCCATATAGTACAATCACAAGTACAGATGATTATGGATTCAGTGCTTATCCTGTTGGTGTGATTGACAATGTTGGATATAGTAGTGCTGGTATTGTTACTCGTTATTGGTTTAGTAATAATCCTAGTTGTTCAGCAATATCATTATTCTATTCTGCTGATACAATAAGTGATGGCGGTGATTATGAATATTTCGGCATATCCATTCGTTTAATAAAGGACACCTAACAATGACAGATAGTTGTGATAATTGTAATAAAGAATGCCCTCACATTGAACAATGTTTATACGGCATTGGTGAGGGTATTCCTTTCCAAAGATTGAGAAGAATTACTGGCTACCTAGTTGGTGATATTTCTCGTTGGAATGATGGTAAATTAGCTGAATTAAAGGATAGGAGTAAGCATGAAGTTAATCAAGAGACACAATCAATTATATCTAAATGATGTTAAACTTTGTGATACCTTAGACCCAGGAATATTAGAACCTGGTACTTATAGACTTGAAATCAATTATAGTAATAGATTTAAGAAAGAATTACCATTAATTTACAATGATGAATTTCCAGCTTCTAGAGGCTTTCGTATTCATCAAGGAAATTTCTGGGCTGATACTAATGGTTGTATATTAGTTGGTAGACGAGTAGCTGATGGTGTTCTAGCAGATAGTTTAAAGACCTTAGAATATGTTATGACTTTAATTAAACTTAATAAAGTGGAGGTATTAGAAATTGAAGATAATTAATTATTCTAATGTTTGTAATGCTGATAAAGTCAATGGTTTATATGTACTTAAACATAAAGTTTATATAGACTTTGAATATAATAACTCTATCTTTAGAATAACTGTTGATGAAGGAGCTATGACTGATGGTTTATCGGTACCCAAGATCTTTCAATGGTATTTACCAGCTTGGAATGATAAGAATCCACTTTATAATATTGCCGGAATTTGTCACGATGGTGCCTATGGTAGTGAATTATTATCTAAAGATTTAGCTGATGAATTATTCTATCAAGGATTATTGAAAGCTGGTATTTCTAAATCTAAAGCATCTGTTGCCAAATGGGCTGTTGAACATCTAGCGGGCTTACATTATGGTCACCAGAATGATGATTTCAATATATCCCCGTATGTTCATTTAGAAGCCTTATAAAGCGAAAGGACCCGAGCCTCATATAGGTCAACGGGTCCTTTCTTTATAGGAGATTAATATACAATGAAATAAAGTTAACAAATAGGTATGCGTTCTATTTGCTAACACTTTATTTATAACATTCTAACTTCCATACCTTAACTTTACCAGTATTTCTATCTTCTACTCTAACTTCAGGACAGAAACATAATGTAGCCGAGACAACTAGGTTACAATGTTTATTACCTTTATTTCTTTCACAACATTTCTTATAGGTGTTGTAGATATTATTTAATTCAGCAATTGATTTAACGTATTTAATTTCCATACTAATATTTATAACAGCGGCAGGCCAGCGCGTGGGTCAGCAGCGGAATTTCTTTATAAGAATTAATTACTCATCACCTTATAAAGAATATATGAACTCCCATTAATTTACAGACAGTTCATAACTCATTGGTAAAGGAACTTATCTGGTGAACGAAGTGAACCAGATATCCAATACTATTGTAAGGAAGAATTACTATCACAAGGAGTAATAGAATGAAATGATTTATCTGCTACGCAGATATCAGCGAAGCTGATTACAAATTCTAAGTTAACTATCAAAGAATCATTTAAGGAATATTACAATTAGCAAGCATAGCTTGCATCAGCGAAGCTGATTAATAATCTATAAGAAATTATTTAAGAGTTTCATTTAAAGACTCTTTGGCTAATGAGCCAAAGAATCTGGTTATAGACTCTTTAAGACTTATAGATGACTTATGAACTAGGTGGTGCGAAATAGTCCAGCTACATTCATCATGCTTTCCACGCCATATATCTGCATCGCTACTGCAGAATCCGCAACTAAGTGCTATGAGATTTCAATATAAGGTTCTCTACTTTGACCATGGGTTTGGAATTACATTTCGGTATACCTTCAATTCGTCTAATGCTCACTTCATTAGATATTGGCCTTTCTCTTGCTTGTACTAACGAGATTGGACTTATGTTTCTTTCTAGTATTAATTTCAACTATTTCTCTTCTGTGAAACCATCAATATCAGCGTCTATGTGTTTCTATATTTATGTATAATAATTAGATTTATAAATTTGATATTTCTGTGAATTTCCCATTGTTTGCTAAATGTATAGCGACAGTAAACAATCACATTGAAATCCACTATCATTATTTATGTCATCAAATATAGTAAATTATTTCTTCTTGTCAATGGTATTTCTAAATTATTTGTTTCAATTAGATCTGGATTTAATGGTAAATGGTAATATGGTCATAATTGCACGCTATACACGCTAGAAACAGCCATTTGCTATGGTAGTATATCCATATTAGTATTATAGAACGTGTTCTAGACGTCAAATGGCGTGTATTTAATGGCAATTATTGGAAATCGCTATCCAAATCACGCAATTTACTATCAATCATTAATTCACGAACACTATTCCACGCATCAATTACACGTGGATGTCTATTGAATGTGCGTTTGAAATCATCACGATATGGCATAATTGTATGAATATCAATATTATAATCTTCTATGAATGATTCTATTGAATATTTGTATAAATCACGCATATATTCGTGCCAATTAGCATCCACACAGCTATAATGGGTCGTGGCACTTAAATCATTAGATAGTTCATTCAAATTTGATGTCAAATATTCATCATATTGTTTCAATATATCCATTGTATATCTCCTGTTTATAATGTAACAATTAAATATAGTATATTTATAATAATTGTCAATGGTATTTCCAAATTATTTGTTTAAATTAGAACCGGGCGAATTATAATGTTTCACGTGAAACATTGATGTTTCATAATGAAATACCACCATAATGTTTCAATATGAAACACTAAATGTCTTCATTAGAACTGAAATTCAGATCTGTTTGAAACACTTTATTTGGCACAACTATCCCAAACAGAAATAATTTGCTATATATACTCTATGTAATGGTGATGGTAACTATTCCACCAAACAAATTTGAATTTACCTATTTGTTGTCTCCTATTGGAGGGTGGATTGGTTACCACCCTCCATTTCTAATTTAATTAAACCTAAATCTTTAAGGAGACAAATAAATGCTTGACAAATTTATTACAATAGATGTTGAATGTGATGGTGCTGCTGCATCAGTAAATAAACGCTTATTCCCACAAACACCACATTGGGACCCTAATTCTCGTCTTTGGTGTATTTCATTTACTGAACAAGTTAGTAATACTTCTCTTTATAAGACACACACTCTAGTGTGTAAATTACCTAACAAACCTCGTTATATTGGTACACTTGAATTTGTGAGTAGAGATATCTCTGGTTCTAAACTCGAACTTAGAGATATCTTTGGTGCTTCTCACGAAATTGCTTCTAAAGTACCTGCAAGATTAACTATGAACAACCAGTTCAATACTATTCCAACAGTTAACATTACTGAATATACCGATTATAACCTATTCTTAGATGCTATAATGAATAAGTTTATAGAATATCAAGGAACTAGAATTTACAGTAAAGGTTATGGTCCTTATAACTTTGATAAGTATGTACTAGAGAAGGAAATTTCCAAGAACATTTCTGGTAAAGTAGAATTACCAATATTGACCTTTAATCCAACTGAATGGATTAATACAGCTCCACAAGTTAAGAGAGGTCAATATATTCCTAATCAAGAATATATGGTTAATGGTATTAGACACAATATTGAAGATTCTGAACAATTATATTACTGTGTCTTAAATGGTATGGGGGTTTAATATGAACAATAACAATAATAGTACTGAATTTAAATGTGATAACAATTTGGCATTAGAACTTGCTTATATTGAAATAATCGGTAAATGGTTAAAGTATGCTAAAGAGAATAGAACTTGTGTTAATCCAATCAACAGTAAAGAGGATTTAAGTTGTATGCTTGATGATTTCTTCATTAAACCTAAATTTGCTTTCTATAAATCCCAAGCAGTATATACTACATTAACTGGTATATTAAAGAAACCATTTATGGATTGGAAGATAGCTGATGATAAATGGTTTACTAAATTAGATAGATACTACAAGAAATTATTGATTAATTCAAAGTTACAACAATTAGAAGGAGATTTCACAAATGGCTAATATTTCACAAAGTTTAATTGAAAGACTATCACATTTGGAGATTAGTCTTATGAAGATGGATAGATTAAATGGTTTATACAAGGAATATGGTGAAGCTTGTGTAAATGAATTAATTAATTCTGATAAACCATTATTTAACTTCACAACTGGTGATATATCTTGTTGGGAACAATTTGAAATTCATTTATCAGCTGTTTATACAATGATAGGAATAACTGATGATGGTGATGTTAAGAAATATCTTATTAATAGATGTGATAATATGAGTAAATTGTATAAGAAATTATATGCTGAATTTAGCTCATACAAAGACCTCTGTTATAAATACTTTAACATTAGAACTAGAAAGGATGAACTTTCAACAGATTTCCAGGAGGAATAAATTATGAATGATTATGTCTTTATTGTAAACAAAGAATATGAGAAGGAATTATCAAAGCGTGGTGAAATAGAAAGAAAGAAGAAAGAACTAGATAAGGAATTTGACCCGTATTATGTTCCATCAACACAAGCTTGTTTACCAGATGAATATAAGACTTTATCAAATAATCCTTATATTAAATTTGGTAGCAAACATTACATTACTGATGAAGATGTAGATTACGATAAAGAATAGAGAGTTATGAGAAATGATTAACACATTGATTAGTGTATTTAGTTTATTTCGTCTTGTTTATGAAGCTTATAAGATTATTCCACATTCAGAACCCATTCCTAGTAATTTGTACACTGTAGACGGAATTGAAATGTTGGTTGAAACAAATAAGTTACCAAGAGAAGTAGCAACAATAATGTACAAAGCAATGCTAATAGCTAGGGACGAAGAAATTAGGGAGAAGGAATAATGTTTGGATTTAATAAGAAAGATACAACATCTGATAATGATATGATGGTAAAGGCATATAAGGATTGTGAGAATAAACAGAAACAATACTGGGCTTGGCTTGGAAGTGAAGAAGGTAAACGAATTTACCATCTACAAACTTTGATTATGAAGACTTATGAGACAGTAAACATTGAAGCAGAAATATATGGCCGTAGACTTGGTGAAATTTATACTAGTGAAGATTATCTTAATGATTTCCAGGTATTCTTTAAACCAGAAGTATTTAACAAACTAAAGGAATGGTGTAAGGAATATGAAACACTATGTAAAGCAGAAGAGAAAGTAATATCGGAATTATAATAAATTACATTGATACCTCCTGTTGCTGACCCAGACTTTAACCAGTCTGGGTCTTTCTAGTTATTAGATATAAATTATGAGGTAAATATGAAGAAACAGATAGAAACGAAGTCTGAGCCAAAGACTGATGTTAAGAGAGATATGACGGAAATTAAAGTAACTCTTGCTATTATGCAGAAAGAAATTGAGAAACTAGAGAAGAAACTTAATATTAAATCCGAAGCTATTTCTGATGATGATAGAAGAGAAATATTTGAAATGAGAAAGAATAATAGAGGTTAATTAAATGAAATCCATAGTGCTTGGTCAAGATAAATTTGAATTTCTAGGCGGTACAACAACATTGCTAGTTGATATGGCAGCTGCTTTATTAAGACAAGGTTATACTGTATATTATTGGTCAACTGACTTTGGTAAACATTCAATGACCGAAGAATGGTTTAAGAAGAATAATGTTCAAATGTATCTTGGTCAACCAGTAGATATGGCTATTACTTGCCAACAGACAGCTACTATGTTCTTTCTAAACAAATGTAAAGTTCTTCAATTATTGAATAGTAAATTTACAACATTGGAATATCCTGTACCAGGTTGTAAAGCTTATATCGCTGTATCTAAAGAAATACAAGACTTCGTTAAAGAAGAATTTAATATGAATGTTCCAGTAATGTTAAATGGTATTGATTTGGAAAGATATAAACCAAATAACGGTGAATTACACAAAGTTCCAAGAGTATTATCCATTTGTCAGGGTAATGATTCTTTACTTGAACAAGCTTGTAAAGAATTAAATTATGAATTTAAATCTGTTCCTAAAGAAGTGAATAATAGAATATGGAATGTAGAAGATTTAATTAAAGATTCTGATATAGTTGTTGGAATTGGAAGATCTGCTATGGTAGGAATGGCTTCTGGTAAATCAGTAATATCCTGGGATAATAGAACATTAAATCCAAATACTGGTTGTGGTTATATTATACCAAGAGATTTCTTCTCTTATGCTTATACAAATTTCACAGGAAGAGGTTATGACCCTATTGATACAGTAGACAAATTAAAGAACGAATTATTGAAATACAATCCTAATGATGGTAAAGTATTAAGAATGATAGCTGAACAACATCTTAATGCTGATATAAATTCAAGGATTTGTGTTAAATTGCTGGAGGAATAAACAATGACTATAAATGACTGGCTTGAACAGAACTTTAATCATATAACATTATATACTTCTATATCAAAGAATGGAACTATTCTTAATGTACCAGAATATAATGTTACATTAACAGTTGGTTTAATATCAACTGATAATAAAGACGATTTCGCTCGTCTTGTATTCAAATATTTACCTGTTGGATGTATTATTGAACCAATTAATGATGAATGGTATAAGACTAAACTTGTAGAAGTTAGAACATATTTAACTATGAAATTATTAACTGATAATAGATGTAAACAATATCTTGATATTCTCGAGCGCAGAGATAAAGATAGATGGAAGAAAGACGAGAAACAAACATCTGTTAAAGCAACAACTAATCAAGGTATTAATTTGGAGTTTGTAGTAGCATAATATGGATACGAGTAAATGGAATGAAGGTAAACCAGAACTATCTACTTGGCAAGGTGATTTCATCTTAAATAGATTTGATGATGAATTAGCTGTAGCTTGTTGTGGTGTTGCTAGTGGTAAATCAGCTGCTCTTGCTATCTGGATTGTCTTACAATGTTGTAAGAAACCAGGTATTAGAGGTATTATTGTAGCTCAATCATTTAGAGCTTTAGAGAAAGTATTAATTCAAGAAATTAGATGTTTCTGTGAATGGGCTAAAGTTCCTTATGATTATAATAGAGGTAGAATGGAAATACACTTTCCTAATGGTTCAGCTCTATTTGCTTATTCTGGTGAGAACCCAAATGCTGTGCTTGGTTTGTCTGAAATATCACTACTTGCCATTGATGAAGCTGCTTATGCACCTGAATTAATGTATAACTTCTGCCGAGACCGTATGAGAGGGGGTAAATATCCAAATATGGTTCGTTTAATTTCTTCACCAAATTCATTAGCCAAAGTACAGAATTGGTTTGGTGAACTTGTAAAGAAATATCCAGATAAAGTTATTCACGCTTCATCTTTAGATAATAGATTTATTCTACCATCTTATAAAGAAGAACTCAAAGAAAGATATGTTGAAGGAACTAATCTTTATAAACAACAAGTATTAGGTGAAATTGTTGATTGTGATGTGGCTTCTCAAATTGTCTTTAGAAACCAATTCAGTACCACAAGACAAGGTAATAGTAATGAATATTATCTAGGTTATGATGCTTCTGGTCTAGGTGCTGATAAAGATGTTATTATGGTAATTGACAAATATGGTATAGTTGAATATAAAGAACTATTAGAAGCTGATACATTTACTAAAGCTGCTCTTATTAATGATTACTATAACAAATATCAAATTAAATCAGCTTGTGCTGATGCTACCGGTGGTTATTCACTAGGTGTATTAGATACTCTCAAAGCCAAGAATATTGATATTATGGGTGTTAACTTCGCACAGAAACCATATTCTGATAAATATCCTAATGCTAGAACTGAAATGTATTTAGATTTAGCAACAGAAATTAAGAACGGCTTCTATGTTGAAGATAGTAATATTAGAGAAGAAATTCTAGCTCAACAAGTCACCATTAATACTAAAGGTTTACAAGCACTTGTTCCTAAGGAGTTAATTAAGAAGAATATTGGTCATTCTCCTGACCATTCAGATGCTTTAGCTTTAGCTGTTTATGCTATGAAACATAATAATACTGATGTTTACGATAATAAACACGCTGGAGAAATAGCTTCTAAATATTTGGCTTATTTGAATTTATGATAAAGTGTAATAATTGTAAAGCTTATTGTTGTAGAAAGATTGGTTTACTTGACCCATCTTTAGATAGAGGTGATTGTTGTTGTAAACATCTAACTAAGGATAATAAATGTGAGATATACAACAATAGGCCATTAATCTGTAACACTGATAAAGTATATGATATATTCTTTAAAGATATAATGACTAGAGAAGAATATGATTGTATAAATGCTGAATCTTGTATAAAGTTGAGAAATGAATATGAAGAAAGTAACAAAGAAGAAATCAAAGAAACCAAGTGACCCTAAAGTAACCTTTAGACGTTCTAAAGAATGGCAAACCTTTAGAACAACTATCAAGAAGAAACAGAAGAAAGACCCTGTAACTGGTTCTCCTTTAACAAAGCGGCTTCAATCTTCACCACCTAGATGAAGACCCAAAGCATTATACAGATATTTCAGATGATAGTCACTTTGTTGGTCTAAATTCAATGTCTCATTCCGTCTTACACTTCCTTTGGGGCGATGCTCAACATAGAAATAACTGGAAAGAACGCATAGAAAGACTCAAAGAACTATGTGAATTAATGGATTCTTTAAATACCGACAACTAATTATTGTATTAAATTGGAGGTTATAGATGTTATCTATCCGTGATATAATAAAGGAAGCTTGTACAAGAATCAATCTTGTGCCCCGTAAACAGGCCGTTCCAGGTGATATATTAGAGAATGCCTTTAGATTGCTTAAAGGTGTAGTTGATAAGTATAATAAAGATAATTTACTAACTTGGACACAGAACTCATTACTATTGGATAATAAATCATTAATCCATATCTTTGATGAATACGATACCTTGAAAGGTGAATACAATTATTATTATGATACAGTTGAACAACTTGGTACACCAGATGCAGAAATGTATCAGAATAATGCTTTAGCATTGGTTAAATCTTCACCTAATGTAATCTATAAAGTCATTAAACCACTTGTAGCTCAAGAAGCTTATGTTTGGCAACCAGTTGAATTAAATGACTCACAAAGAGTACAAGAAATGCTCCGTTATCAAGAAATGTATCATTATCAAGTTAGAGACTTAGATAAGATTAATTCTATTTACTTGATATCACCAGCTAATGTAGAATATAAAGAAATGTTTAAATTGGATTATGTTAATCATACTGATTTCGGTAGATATAGTCCATATTCTAAAGCATTTACTTATACACAGAAATCTGAAGGTGAATGGTTAATTGAAATTAAACCTCAGGTCGCTAGAAATAATGGTAGATTGAAGATTAATTATAATGAAGGTATTAAATTTGATTTAGATACCGATTTATATGTACCAGATAATTATATTGAACTTCTTATTGTAGCATTAGCTCATAAGTTGGCTTTAATGTACCCAAGATTAGATGATGCTCAAATGTCTAGATTACAAACAGAAGTATCTGTTCTAGTGGATAATGTAAAGACTCCGAAAGCATCTGATAGAGTATTACTTCGTGAAGATTATTGGGATAGTCCACGAAGAATGACACAAGCTGAATTAATGTCTGGTGATTGGCTATTCCGCTAAGAGGTTATAAATGGCTTCATCCGTTAAATTAATACAATCTATTGCTGGTGGCATTACCAAGAGTGCCCTCGCTAAGGTAGGCCTTGGCGAAGCAGTTAACTGTTATCCTGAAGTTCAAGAACAGGGTGATACATCTTGTACTATTCTAAATAGGTCCATACAAGGTGAGGTGTTAGCTGCTAATATTAAAGGTAAATGCCGCGGTATTTATCGTGTTTCAAGAGGTTATGATAATAAACCGGTTCTCTATGCAGTCTATGGAAATAGTTTATATCTAATCAATAAAGATAATACTTATAACTTTATTGCTACTATTCCTACTTATGGTTCAGAATGCCACATGACTGAAACAGGTGGATATGGTTCTGCTCACCCTCACTTGATTATTGTAGATGGAACATCTGTATATGCTGTTAATACTGGTCTATCTATTGGTGACCAGCAAATGGACTTCAAGACAATTAAATTACCCACAAGAGTTAATTCTAACCAACAAATTAAACCAACTCATTGTGCTTATTTGTATGGTTATTTAATTGTCAATGACGCTCAAACAGATGCTTTCTATACATCTTATCAATATCCATTTGAAATACAGGATAGTGAACCACCTTCATTCTATGAAGAAAGAAGTCAATTTGTTACTTGGTGGACAACTCTTACCGACCAACAGAAATTAGATTATCAAGCTGGAAATATACAAGATTCTTATTATACTCAATATAAAGACTTTATTACTGGTACAGCTGATGATACACCAGAAGTAAATGACTTGTTTAGAGTTGATACAGTTCAATTTGGTAAATATGGCTTTGTAACATATTCTGAATGGTGTCCTGATAATACAACAGCTCTTTGTTCAAATGGTTCTAAATTATATACCTTTGGAGAAAGAAGTTGGCAAGTATTCTCTTATAATGATGATATTAATAATCCATTCAGTTCACCAGATAATGCAGCTGGTAATGTTGGTATTAAATCACCTAATTCATTATCAATGCTTGGAAATACTGTATTATGGCACGGCTCTTCCGATGTTGGTGAAGATGGTATCTTTATGATATCTGATACTACTATTAAGAGAGTTTCTACACAAGATATTGAAAGAGAAATTTCTCAACTAGAAGATAATGAAGCTGGTTATTCTTCTATTTGGCAAGAACACCAACATACATTCTATTCATTAACCTTTGAGAAAGCAAAGAAGACTTATGTTTATGATGTAAATGAGAATGCTTGGCATTATAGAGCATCTTATGATACTTCCAATAATTTGACTTATTGGAGATATAATCACGCTACATTTGCTTACAATAAAGTCTATGTTGGTACAGATAATGCTCTCTGTTATATGGATGAGAATAGATTCAGTGAACACGATGATAGAGTAATATTGAAACTTCGTAGAGGTGGTATATTAACTAATAATGACCAACCTTTCTTCATTGATAGTGCTGAACTAATTTGTAACCAAGGACAACATAGTTTCAAGGATAAAGAAAGAGTTATACACGACCATTATTATCCTGACTTTAATCCAAGAGTTTCTATTAGATATTCTTGGGATGGTTCTACTTGGTCTGACTATGAAGATTACTATCTTGGTAAGATTGGTAATTATGATTATTCAACAACTATCTGGCATTGTGGAATGGGTAAATATTTCACATTGGAAATCTCTACAACAGAGAAGATTCCATTCTGTATAGAGAATTTGAAAGTATCATTCTCACCTTGTTCAAACTTCTAATGAGGTATAAATATGACTGATATTAAATTAATTCGTTATGATGAGTCCAACAAGAACATAGAAGCTCTTAAAGGTTCTTGGGGACAGAGAGGTGAGAAATATGGTGCTTTCACAGTTATCAAGAATTTATTATTTGTTAATTTATATAATGGAGCTATCTTTAATGATTATCAATTACCATCCGTTTATGATGGCTTTGTACAGCTATCTAACGGCTCTATAATTGATGTTAAAGATAGTAAACTAACTTGTAAATTAGCAAAGGATGTAAATGGATTTGGAGTTCTAGTATTGAAAGTATGGAACTAATTATTATTCAAATGAATATGGAGGTTTAAATATATGGCTGCTCCCCTTATTGCCGCTGGTATTATAGCTGGCGCTTCCCTACTTGGAAGTGGAATACAATCATATTATGGAAATAAAGCTGCAGAAGCAGAATTAAATGCTAAGAAAGAAGCTGCAGATAAACTTGCTGAACAAGGTGTAATTACACAAGGTCAGTATAATAGTATTATTAATTCTATTAATCAGTATTATGCTAACCGTGGTTCACTTGGTAGTGCTGCAGATGCTAATGCTTATAAGAAAGCAATATCTGAATATAATCCTGAAGATTATTCTTATGACTTTGAGAAAGAACTCGGAACATTTGATGATAACTATACAAAGACTAAAGAAGATTTCATTAATCCTTATTATAGCCGTATAATTGGTGATACAGCTAATTCTATTCAACATAGTGCTGCTGGTGCTGGTCTTGGTAGAGGTACTGGTGCTGCTCTTAATATCGCTAAAGGTGTTAGTGAGAAATCTGATGAATTGTATAGAACCGCTATGCAGGATTATAACACTGACAGACAATTTGCTTATCAACAGTATCAAGATAGAATTGCTAATAACCAAGCTAGATTGAATGCTTTGAATAATTCTACACAGTATAAGATGGGATTACAAGGAACTTTAGCACAAGATTATTATAATGTTCAAGATGCTAGACAGAGTGATATAATGAAAGCTCAACAGGATAAGATGAATGCTAAAGCTGCTTACGATACTGCAATAGTCGGTCTTTATTAAGAGAGGATAATATGGGAATTTATAATAGAGATAATATAAATTACGGTGGCTTTCTTCAGAATGCTATTGCTAATAAGATACATAATGCTGAAAGACAAGCTAACCACGATAAAGCTATGGCTAAACTTTGGGGTGATACAATAGCCAAAGCTGGTCAAACTATTGGTAAAGGTGCTTTCTATTCTTATAGTGGTGGTGATGATGCTTCTTCTATTGCTGGTGCAGCAACATCAAATACAAATACACTTGATGAAGATAAAGCTGAATTAAATTATTGGGAAGCTGTTAGAGAACAGAAAGCTGCAGATGCACCTAGAGGTCCAACATTACAGCAACAAGCTGCACAATCAATGTTTGGTTATAATCCAACGAATCAGAGTGAAGCCGCTTCACACTTTATGGATAATTATAGACCAAATACATTCAATGATAGAGTTCTAACTAATCAGAATGATGAAGAAGAACAAATAAGAAGAATGCTTGAACGATATGAACGAAACAAGTATAATTCTTATTTACAGAATATGTGGAGAGCTTAAATATGGAATTAAGTGATATTGACGCAAGAATAGCACAATTGAAAGAACAAATTGCTCTTAAAGAAGCTACTCAGAATAAAGTTAAAGAAGCATATCATAATCCATATAGTAAGTATCATTATGGATATATCTATGACGCTATTATGGGTGATAGAAGTGGATTAGATAGAGAAGCTGCTGAAGAAGCTGCATATCAGAAATTGTTGATGGAACAAGCACAAGCCGATAAGATTAGAGCTGAACAAGCTTATAATACTGCTTATGAGAATGAATTAAATAGAATTAATGCTCAGGAACTTGCTAAGCATAATAAATCACAACAGAGTGAATATAATTTATCTAAAGCTAGAGAAACTTTAGGTAATTTAGCTATTACTAGAGATACATTAGCTGGTCAAGGTAAAGATACAAGAATGGTAGATAATCAAATTCAATCACTTGTAGAAAGATACCCAGAATTACAAATGCCAGAATCTCCTAAATATGACGCAACTAAATCTGTAGATTATAAACTTGCTAAATATTCTCCAATCAATAGTAAATCAACAAATTCCGAAGTAATTGCTGATGCTATGGAAGAATTAAAGAAATTTAATACACCTGAAGCAGCAAAGAGATTAGCAGAACTTGAACTAGAATATGACAAGAGAGTTAAATATGAAGAATCTGATGCTTATATTAAAGATTTAATTAAAGCCTTTGATGTAAATACTGGTGATTTAGACCCTGCTTTGGCAAATAGAGGATATGAGTCTAAACACGCTACAGGTGGTAAATTTAAACTTGTGAAAGATGGTAAAGTAATTAAATCATATAGCGGAAAGAAATCACAAAGTTGGGATTAAATATGAAATCAATGACCGAAGAAACATTTGATCAGATATACAACTTTCTAATGAAGAAAGTTAGTCCTGAAGCAGCCAAAGGTTTCAAGAAAGCACCAAATAAAGCTGAATGGATTAACAAGTACTGGGATAAATTAAATGAAGATAGTGATTGGGCAGAAACTTACAAATCTAAAGAAGATATATTTGGTAATCCTTCAAAGACTTTCCCTGGTTTGTGGGAACAATATGAAGGAAAGATTCTTACTGATGCTCAATTTGATGTATTAAAGAAGAAATATCCTTGGATTCGTAGAGAAGAACTTAATGATTGGTTTAATAAGACTAATGAATATAAAGATTTCTATAATAAAGAAGCAAAGAAACAAGCTGGTGTAAATCAGAGAACTAAAGAAGTTAATGAAGAATGGAAATTAACTGGTGATAATCCATTGGCTGGTTTGTTAGCAAGTGACTATGAAAGACAAAGATACATTAAGGAACCTAAAGCAGCATTATTTGGTAAAGAAGCACCTGACATAGGAGAAGCACCTGAAACTCGTTGGGGTTCAATGGGTGACCTTGGTTCTGGTGTCGTAGCTGGTGCTACAGATTTAGCAACAGCACGATTTCCATTAATTAATGCTGTAGCTGGACCGACTATTCGTTTGGGAAGAGATGTTGCTCACAAGGTAAGTGGCTCACCTTATCAGAAAGATTGGACAGATATCGGTAGTAATTACCTTTCAGATATAATGATAAATGGTGGTGCTAGTGTATTGCCAAATGCTAGACAAGCTTCAAGAGTAGCTGGTGGATTATTGCCTGGTTCCACAAATAAACAATTTCAAGCATTAGTTGACGTTAAAGAAAGTGCTAAAGCATTGAAGGAATTACCACCAACTACTAATACTTGGGACTTTGTAAATGCTGTGGATAATCTAGAAGAATCTTCACTTAAACAAGATTTGCTAAAGACTATTTCACCAAATGGTAAAGTTGATGTTGAAGCTGCTAATTCTGTTCGTAAGAATTATAGTACAGCATTAGATAAAGAATACTTTAATGAATTAAGAACACACACTCCAGGTTATTATGAATCTGCTGTACCAACAACACCAGCAGATTATCTAAGATATCCTATATTGAAAGAGGCTGGTAATACTACATTAGCCCAAAGATTAGGAAGAGCTGGAACACCTAAGACAAGAATAGAAAGAATTTCTTTGAGTGGTTTAAACTTGATGGATAAACTTAATAAAGGTTCACTGGGTACTAGAGGTGTTGAAGGTTTGGCAAATCTAAATGGTCGCGGTAGTAAACCAAATCTAGTTCAAACTGCATTAGAAAGACAAGAACAAGAAGATACCATTGAAAGAATTAAGAATAATTATTCATTGTTATGGACACCTAAACATAAGCCACAAGGATATGATAATCCATTAATTAAAGAAGCTTATGATAGATGGCTAGCAGAGAATGGTTATATTCCAGGAGAAATGTAATGAGAAATTACGATAGTTGGAACAGATATTTAGATAACAAAGGTAATCCTTTACACGGCTGTGTTCAGTTTATGGTAAAGGATGGTAATACAGTTGCTCCTATTTACAATAGTGATGGTACTCCTTTATCTAATCCTATATTAACAGATATCTATGGTAGAACTCAATATCAAGTCTTTGTTGATGTTGATGTTGTTGCTTATTTCTATTCTTATATTGGTAACGGTATCTGGAATACTCAACTTGATATTGATACTTCAGACCAATCTAAATGGTATCTTCAATATACTATTGAGAACCAGAACTCTTTAAATAAATCTATTGATAGTAATGGAACAACCTGTATTCCAACTATTGCTGATTTAAGAGCCGTTGATGTTGAAAGTATAGCTACTATTGATGATAAGAAGATTATTACTTTGTTAGGCTATTATAATGTTTGTGATAAAGAACCAATTAATTATATTTGGAAAGAAGATGCTGTAGAAGCCGATAATGGTGGTTCAATAATTCAAGCTAATAATGAAATTACTGGTAGATGGATTATGGTTCAACCTACAGAACATTGTGATAGCAGACACTTTGGTGTATTCCCAGCTAATTCAAATAACACAGCCGACCAAACAGTTGGTATAATTAATTTATTTAACTATTGTAATTCTAAATCAATTAGACCTTTCTTCAATGGTAATGAAGATTATCGTTGGTTCAGATTTAATAACTTAAATGTTAATACTAATACAATAGATGTAACAGAAGATACTCGTTTCTATGATTTAGGTAATAATACTATTCAAGGTGAATGGAATGGTAATCCTAACTTTACACAAGGTAATACAACTGTATCAGCAAAGAATATTAAGACTTCTTGGAATGCTAAATCTTATCTAAACTATAAGAATGTAGTAATTGACCAATCAACTGACCAGAAGAATTGGCAAGATGCTCATATAGATGTTCAAATTACACCTCTTTATGGATATAACTTCAATCATTGTTCCTTTGAAGAGAATAGAAATATCGGTAGTGATAATAATAATGGTATAAACAATACCTTCACAAATTGTAAGCTAAATGAAAGAATGTTTATTCTTGAAGGTGATTATGCTGTATCACTTGTAAATCTTTGTACAGATTGTCAATTTGATATTGATGATTTCCCTAACTCTATTTGGTTATATAAGCAAATTAGATGTACCTCAGATTATAATCCATTCTTTGATTATAGAAACTTAAATAATGTCGGTCAACCATATAGTAACTTTGTTGGAAATAAATTGATAGGTGATTCTATTTGGGTAACAAACTTAAAGAATCCACTTGCTAATAAAGTTAATATAGTTAAACTTGCTAATCAAACATCTATTATATTTGAAGATTGTACAGGTTGGTATAGTATTCCAAGTGACTTGACTGTCATTGTTAAAGATAGTACAGTTAAATTAGAATTAAATCAGAATACTATATTACAAGTAACAAATTCTACAGTTGATATGGTATCATTACCAACAGATAAAGATAAATTTATTACTGCTTCATTTAGAGATAGTACATTGTCTGGTGTAGAAGGTTATTATAATTCTTTCACAAGTTATAGTTCTATCTTAATGAGTGATATCTATGCTAGAAACTCAGTTATTAAAGATTCTCAAATAAATGGTAAATTAACTTTGTTATACCACGATGGTGCAGAAAGAACTATAACTTATGTTGGTGGTTATAATGACGCTACCACATATACAAAGACTATATCTAAGTTTATTACTTCATATTTGGATAATAATATATTCAATAACCAACTTGTTATTGATGCTCAGATGTTTAATACACTAGATGATTCTCATAGTGAAGAACCATATACTATTGATGAAGTATTAGTAGATAGTCTTATTATGACTAATAATACATCTTCTTATCCTGAAGCTTGGTATATTTGGCCTGCTTTAGGAGCTTGGAGATATGATAACTTACATAATTATATCTTTAAGAATAATATTGGAACATTTGAATGTAAGACTAGTTTAATTGGTACTGTATCATTAACTCAAACTTCTATGCCTGGTATACTGTATGAATTTAGAAGTATTGCTTCTAATTTAGGTGCTCTAAGTATGGCTACACCTTATGAAGAACAAGTATTACATCATAATGTTTATATTGATGATGGTACTCATTACTTTACAGAAATGAAATTATTTAGTATTGGAACTCGTAATGTTAAGTTTGATGTTCAAATTAATATGGAAACTCCAAAGTGTAATAATGTTATGGATGGTTCAGGTAGTAGTTGTATAGCTCATTTAACGGACCAATGTTCAGTTAATGCTTTCACAACCAGTACAGATAACTTTAAACTTCCTGATGTTAGAAACGTAAATCAAATACCTTCTACACAATTTGACCCCATCTTCAACCCACCAAATGAGTTCAAATGGAGTCCAATGTTCCAAATTAGAAACTTTGTAATTGGACAAGCTAACTTTAATGGTGGTGATGAAGTTACATTAACATTCAAACAACTTCAATAACTAATTATTTGTTAAATTTAGAGGTCCAAATGGATAATATTATAGAACAATGTAAAGAATTTCTTACAAAGAGTGACGCTCGTTATAATGTAACTATAACAAGAGCAGTTAATGACCTTAAGAGATATTCTGGTGATTTCTGGAATAAGAAGACTATTAACAAATATAATAGAAATAAGAGAGTTAATTTGTCTTTGAATAACTGGAATCCAATGGTTAATGCCATTTCTTCTCCTATTTCAAATTCACCTTGGCATATAGAACTGGTTGATAAAGAAGGTCCACTTGAAGATATTCAATCTTTAATTGATGAATTAGAAGGTGAAACTGATACTAAATCAGCAATGATTGATGCTTTCCGTAAAGCTGTATTAACTGGTTATGGTTATATTGTTATTACTACTGTTGAAGATGAATTAACTCTTCAACCTAAAGTAGTATTAGAAACTGCTTCACATCTTAATGCTATTGCTACCGACCCTAATTGTTCTACAGTTGATTGTTCAGATGCTGAAGAAGGTGCTGTAATCAATTATATTTCTGTAAAGAAAGCTAAACGATTATATGGTGAAGATGTTGTACCTTCTCTTTATCCTGATACAACTTGCTTTATTGACTTCAATGATTTCAAACAGTGGAATTTACCTGAAGATTCTGTTGGTGTAATTTCGTATTATACTAAGAATGATTCTGGTACTGTTGATTATCATAAGATTGTTGGTGATAAAGTTGTTATGTCAGCTACTTTACCAATTAAATATATTCCTATTATTAGATTGTCTGGTAATGAAATATATGAGAATGACCAAATTAATTATAATGGTATAGTACAGCAAACTTTAACTCTTGAATTGGGAGCTAATATTGCTTATTCTACTCTTATTGAAAGATGTGGTCGCTCACCTAAAGCTAATTATATGGTGAATATAGACGCTATTGATGGTCTTGAGAAGAATATGGCAGCTGTTAACCAAGATGATACTGTTGCTGTATTATGGAAAGGTGAACATCAACCTGTACCATTAACTGAATCATTTGAAACTGGTGATTTACAAGCCACAATATCTACTTGTAGAACCTTGATGGAAGATACTTTAGGTGTTCCATTAGCTGGTATAATTGACCAAAGAGAAAGAACAGCTACAGAAATTCTTCGTCAAGAAACTTCTAAAGAATCTAATACAGCTAACTATTATAATAATGCTTATAAAGCTATGAGAACTCTTGGTAGAATTATTATTGAAATGTTTACTGGTGGTCAAGATTTGAGATTTACTCTTGAGAATGGTCCTTCTGTTATTACTAGAGAAATGAAGATTAGACAAGAACTATCTGCTCTAGGTACAATTATGCCTGATAATATGAAACCAATTATTGCTAAGTACTTTGCTGATACTTTGAAGAATGATTTGGGTAAAGAATTATCACAGAATATTGTTGCTAACTTACCACCTGATGTAAACTTCATAACTGATATTGAAGATCCTGCAGCTGTTCACCAAATTAAACAAATCCAAGCTCAGTTTGATGAAGCTATGGGTCAACTTGAAATGACTAAGAAAGAGAATGAAGAACTTAGAACACAACTAACTATGTCTCAAATGAACATTATGAACAATAGAGAGCAAAGAGAACTTGATTGGCAGAAATTCCAGGTTGCTGAGAAAGATAAGATGTTATTGGAAGGAGCTAAACTTGATGTACAAGCAACTAAAGATGCTGATAACACATATCTTAAACAACAAGAAATTAACATTAAAGCTGCTGAATCCAATATAGAACAAGCTCAGAAAGAAACTGATGCTGCCTATAAAGGATACAATGCTGCTTTAGATGATATGGGGCTATAAAGATGTTATTTGATATAATTACAGGTAAAGGTCTTGGAAGTAATGTCCTAAAGAGTGGTGATAGACAAGCCACCTTTAGGCAAACCCCTCAAGAACACGAAGAATTGTTAGATGAAAGAACTATTCCTGGTTATCAAGAAGCTATGGCTCTTCAAGGACCAGCTAGATTATTTGCTATCCAACAATTACGAGCTCAAGCAGCTTTGAGAGAAGCTGAATATCCACGCTATTGGGATGATGAATATCCTCGTAGACCCATTGACCAATCTTCTAGTTGGGTTGGTGATATCAACTACGACCCTTATAGCAATGTAGCCCAAGTTCAATTAGGTAATAAAGTTTATTCTTATTCAATGTCACCAAATAGAATTGCTGAAATATTAAATTCACCTTCTATTGGACAAGAGTTTAATAAGTAACTTACTAATTATTGGTTATATTATGGTGACGGGTACCGTATTATAACTCAAATCAAACCCGGTTTAAGGAATTGACACCCTTTATGAGTATGTCTACACAAGAAGCTCTTGATTATATCAAGAAAGCTAAAGAATCATCAACCAAGGAAGAATCTAAAGTAGAATCAACCCCATCAGTTGAAGAAACCAAGGAAACTTCTAAATCAGCTGATACCAACGCCGATACTCCTGAAGATAAAGTTGATAATAAATCCAATGATAAGGCGGAAACAACTGCTAAAGAAGATAAAGGTAGTGATGAACCTAAATCTGATAAAGTAGAAGTTAAGAACGATGAAACAACCGAGCCTAAATCTAAATTTCCTGAATTATCTAAGCGTGATTATGCTTTCATTCGTGAGAAGCAGAAACGCAAAGATATGAAACAGAAATATGAAGCTCGTATTAAAGAACTTGAAGAACAGTTAAATTCTAAACAAGGTCTTAAAGCAGAACATTTCGTTAATCAAGATGGTACACCCAATTCTGAAGCGTATGTTAACTGGAAATTCAAAGAACGAGATATGCAGGATGAAATCCAACGAATCCGTAAACAGAATGAAGATGAACAGTTACAATATGATTTGGAAAGAGATAGAATTATCACAGAACATTGCTTCCCTAATCCACAAGATTTGAAAGAATATAATGATATGATTTCAAGAAATGGTAAAGCATTTGGTGAAGCTGTAAGTGAAAGAGACCCTAATGGTGTAGTATTTGGTTATCTTGAAACATTGAATGAATATCCTATTGTATTGAAAGAATTGATGGATTTAAATAAGAATCCTCGCTTGCTACAGAGAGTATTCCGTTCAACTGACCCAGATGCCTTGAAGAAGAATATTGCTATTGTTGCGGATGAAATCCTTGAGAAACATTATGCAGCATCTGTTCAACCACAAACACAAGTTCAACCTCAATCTAATAAACCTGCTCTTCCTGTCATTGGAAAGCAAATCACAAATAATTCAAGTACAGTTGAACCAGTAGTGAAAGATAGAAACTATTGGGTAAACTATTCAAAGACACATCAAAGATATAGATAGTGTCAGGAGTAAATATAAATTATGGCTATTCAGGCAATTACAAACGAATTAACCGACCTCGTAAACCTTCGTGCAGCTGAAGTTGCTGGTTACTTGACCGTTGGTGCTAAACCTTATTTCGCTGATCAGCTCGTTGGAAAGCGTAATGGTCAGGAATATACCTTCGTTATCAAAGATAATGGTAAGTATGTCCGTGGTAAGAATCTTACCGGTAAAGATGCTTCTAACATCGTTGAACGTGATGTTAAGAAGAAAGTAATGGTTGGTAACGTATTGATTGATTCCGATTTCGTAGACGCTGTTACTGATGTAAAGTGGGACGTTGAAATCGCTCAGCCAAATGGTAAGGAACTTATTGAAGGTCTTACCCAGGATGTTATTAACGATGACCTCGGTCGTGCTAATACCGCATTCGTTGGTGAAGGTTTCAGCCCACTCACAAAGGCTAACTCTTTCTTGACCAGTATCTCTACTGAGAAGAAATTTGGCTTCGTTGACCCAATGATTGAATCTATTGTTGCTTCTTGGGGTTCTTCATTCAAACCAGTTGAAGGTGTAGCTCCAATTGATGCTAAGGGTGAACTTACAAGAGTTGGTTCTACCGATTATCGTTTCCAGCAATTCTTGCCATCCTTTGAAATCACTGAAGATTTGGCAAAGGAACTCGCATCTGCTACCGTTTCTAGTTATACAGCTGAACAGACAATTGCTGCTTCTTCTATTAATTGTAATGCTGAAGATACTGATACCGCTGTTGTAGACCTTATTACTCTTTCTGGTGTTAGTGATGATATCCCAGTTGGTACTCCATTGTTCATCGCTGATGTAATGGCTACTAACTTCAATGGTAATAAGACCTCTAGTCCAAAGGCCTTCATTGTTGTTGCTCAGAAACAGGCTGGTCAGGTCTATGTTCGTTCTGTTGACTTCGATGGTCAGGGAACGAAGGAAGCTATCTTCAAAGATGGTACAACCGTAACTGCTGCTGGTCTTGCTGGTAAGAAGTTGGTTAATCCAATCTCTGAAGGTCTCTATTACA